CGGGTACATGTCCGCACGTATTTTGTAACGGGGGAGATAGAACAAAAGATAGCATCCCCAAATCCGAAATAGACGTTTGCCGGGAGAATCACATCAAAATGATATTCAATGTAGGTGGTGACAAAGTACAGAGTTCAAGTGAATTAACGAAAAAACTAATCGATAACAAGGGTTCGAATTCACGGGTGGCAAACAATGTCGGAAGCGTGTAAAAAATGCGGAAGAAGTTGGGCAGATGGAAAGGATGAAATAATCTGGATTATCTGTGATCCATGCAAGAAGCGTATAAAAAAGGCCTTGAAATATAAGAAGAAAAAGACAAGTATTAAAGGTCTGAGAAACAATAAGTAATTAGGATGGTCGACCATGAAATTATTCGGTTATGATATTAGATCTTCGGCGAAGGCAAACATAGAGAAAGAGGACATGGAGAACAAGATAGTAGACGAAAAATTTCAAAACCAAAGAGCATCTATCGAGATGTTGAAACAACTCGGTGATTCTGAAATACGATTACCATACTGGCCATTGCCAGAATCAATTCTTTATGACGTAGCAGGGCTGTCTGATACGTTGCTGACTATCCAATTAAAACTCAGAAAAGAGATGTTCAAAAACGGATATGAAATTGAAGAAAAGTTTGCATCCAAATGTGAAGACGAGAACTGTGGAAAAGAGTTTGAGAATCCTGTAGACAAGTGCGATGAGTGTGGGTCTAAGGTAAGGGAACCTGATACAAGCCAGAAGAAAAACCTCGAAGTTATGTTGAAAGATTGTAATGAAAACCACCAAACAATAATCGGCGTGTGTGAAGAGATTGAGGACGATGAGAATATAATTGACATGGGATACATGCAGGTTATCAAAGATTATTATTTTGATCCAGACGGAAAGATCACAGGCGATGTGCCCGTCGAGGTACTTCAAATACATCCACCACATATAAGAAAGATTGTTGACAAAACAGGAAGGCCCGGACGCAATGACATGGGAACTATTATTAAGACATGTCCTATTCACAGAAACAAATCATATCAAGAGATTGACAAATGTCCAACTTGTAATCGATGGCTATACACGGCGTTGTATCGTGCTAAGTCGATGGGTGGTGGACATATATATTATATTGAAGGTGAAGTCTACGACAAATCAAAATATCATCCATCTAAGACATACGGTTTCCCACCAATGTTTGCTGTATGGCAGAAGGTATTAACATTAATGTCCATGGACAAGTACATGCTTTCGTATTACACGAAACAAAGGCCACCCCGTGGTCTTATGTTCGTAAAGACATCAAACATTCCATCACTGAAAAAGGCGTGGATGTGGATGCTTGATCAATTCAAGAGAAACCCTCACATGGTTCCACCAATAGCAATAGAATCAACAGATGCAAACCGTGGAAAGTTTGTGGAGTTTGTTGATTTCATGCGTTCATTAGATGAGATGCAGTTCACAGAAACACGTGAAGAATTCAGAAGAACGGTCGGTGCTGTTTTTGGTGTTATGCCGGTATTCCAAGCGGATCTGTCTCAATCCGGTGGTCTAAATAATGAAGGGTTGCAGATCACCGTAACAAACCAAGCAATAGAGGACGGCCAGAGATTATATAATGAGTACTTCTTTCCATGGTTACTTGAGCAATTGAAAGTAACCGATTATGAAATCATATTAAACCCATCAGAAGAGAAGGATGAGATGGCTGAATTACAGCGTGAGAATCTCAAGATCCAGAACGCCCAAGGAATGCAAGGTATGGGATATGATATCACACTCAATCAAGATGGGGATTTTGAATACGAGCCAACTGAGACACCTGTTGAGAGACCAATGGGCGGACTTTCAGATGATATGGAAAACCCATTAGGCGCTCAACCTGCAGGGGAAACGAGGCCAAAACCACAAAGTTTCACAGGTGCGCCTGAGAACGTTACCAGATCTACAGGCATCACATATGAAGACGAATCTAAACTCATACTTGAAAATAAGAAGAAGCCGGAAGCAAAACAATCACATAAATTTAAACAGGCAGTATGGACACATAGGAATGGACATCCTAGGTGTTTGACTTGTGGAGATGAGCCAACCACATCTGGATTATGTGAGGGTATTAAGAAAGATGATGCGCCAGTAGCAACAACAACAACAGGAGTTCACGCTCCCGGTTTCGGAATGCGAAGACGACAATTAAAATCAATGGTTGACAAGGTTTTCGAAGACATAGCCAAGGAAGAAAAAATAAAAGTAACAGATCACATGAAATCGGACACAGACGAATTCATCAAATTCTTAGAAGAATCGACTTTTGAAGGAAAGTTTGAAGGGATCAGTAAAACAATGTCTGATCAACTAAAACAATAAATGATACTGGCCATCAAGTTAGGATATCAAATGAAACAAATAATGAAATACGTATACAGCAAAACCGGAAGTAAAATGAGTAGTGGCCAATCAGATGTTATTGCACGGACAGAAACTCAGGCATTACAAAACAAGTCAAGGGAATGGTCGTACAAGAAGATAGATCCGGAAGGGAAACTCAAGTACAAGTGGCTAAATCCAGTTGACGATAGAACGACAGACGTTTGTAGAAACATTGTGCGTCGAACAAACAAAGGCGTAACGATGAATCAATTAAAACAAATCATTAAAGATGAGGGCAAGAAAGGTGGCCATGATCCACGTGAATTGACGCCTCATGTAAATTGTCGTTCAACATTTGTTAGATCAAGATCATAATGAAATATCCTAAACAGGCTAGTCTGTACAAATATTATGATGCTGATATAGATACAATCGACCGCATACACAACGCTTGGAAACACGGCGATTATGATTCATTGAAGAAATATCATATTTACCTCAAGCCCATTCGGCGAAGAAGGAATGGACATAAAAGAGGGGTGTATCAACATGGGTAAGGACTTAGCGCAATTGAGAACAGATCCATTGGCAAGTGATGTTATTAGAAAGAGGGCCGAAGAAATAATGAATTTTATCTTTGAAAAGAGCCAAGAGAACCTCATCTCAGATGGATCAGTTGATACAGGATTTTTACTTCGAAGTGCAAAGCCCCCACGTTGGGAAGGTAATGTATTGATATTAGAATATGATGCTCCTTACGCCGTTTTCCATGAGTATGGAACCGCTCCACATCCAGTGAGTCCAAAACATCTCATAGGATGGGTCAGAAGGAAATTAAAGGTAAAGGATAAAAAAGCCATGCAGGTTGCCTACGCCATAGCACATAAAATTAAAACACAGGGAACAGAACCAAGGCCTTTCATACGGCCTGCAATACTTGAAGCATCTGTCAGATTTGACTTGAAGGGTGTATCACTCAATGATATTAACAGCATAGAGTTCGAATAGATATTTAAGGAAACGAAAACAATTGTAAAAGAGGTTGCCATGCCAAAGAAGAAATTAGGTGGAAATGGAGTACCATCATATCTTGTTATGATAGAGAATCGGCTCGCAACCATGGAGACAACGGTGGGTGACATGAAAGACAGCGTATCTAAAAACCTATTTGCATTGGAAAAGTCTGTTACAAAGATAACAGATGATCATGAGAAAAGATTGAGAACAAATGAAAAAAATATTTACTTGGCCAGTGGGGCCATAATCGCGATTATATCCATATTACAAGTTTTAAATTATATTGGAGTTATTCAATGAGTGAAATGCCAGATTACAGACCTGAAGAAATATTTGATCCTTTAAGTCTAATTTCTAGTTGTGAATATATAAACAAATCCAAGGCAAAACAATTCCCTATGGACGAGATTGTAAATGAGAATGAAAGAATAGCGAGGGGATGGATGTCTGTTGAGGTCAAAGATAAACAGGGCGAAGTGGTTCCTGTTAATGAATTAAGGAAAACACTCAACACGTGGATGAAGCGTAATGCACCAATCACAGATCAGCATACAAATCGACAGGTTGGTAAGGGTCTTCGATGGTATGAACAGAAACACGAAAAGACCGGACAGCAGGGAATTATTATTGATTATCAGGTGTATAATGATTATTCTGTTGATCATCAAGTATGGAATGAAATTAAATCCGGAAAGAGAAGAGGATTATCCTTTGGTGGTCGATCATTGGGCGAGTCCAAAGACATAAAGGATACGTAT